TATCGTTTATGTTACAAAAATGTTTCAAAATGTTACAAAAGTGATATACTTTTTTCATACTTTTTATATGACTTTTGATACACTTTTGAAACATGTCTGTGGTACACTATATACAGTTGAAGGAGGTCAATCGACCTGGCATCGAGCAGGATGTGCAAGGGCATGGGTGACAGGTGGACCACCAACAACAGCACCTTGACAACAGAACACAAAAAGCATGTTTCATTCCATGCAAATTATAGTAGTACTTTTTTCCTTCTTTTCCGTTTGGGCTTAAGATGTAATCTACCATTGGAAGGTTGCAAGTCCTTCATGAGAAAATGAGAGCACATCAATATAATGTTGGGTGAGGAATAACAAAAAGCACAGAAGGGAAAAATAGAATGAAAATTAACGGCAAAGAAGTTATGTATCGTAGTTTCGAGGGCTACAACGTAACCATGAAGGCTATCAACCTTGATACGGATGAAATATCCATTGTAACCTTCTATATTGAAGGTAAATTCGCAGGTGAAGAACAGGCTAAAACATGGGCGTTAGAGCATTACACCAGCGAAAACATGAAGGCTTTCAAGGTGTTGACAATCGAAAAAGTTTCTCGTAAAATGGCAATGTATCTTGATGATTACATCAAAAACGCTTTCGAGATTGATGATAACTTTAAGCCTATTGAAAAGTGATCGATTTTTCGTAGTACCTGCCCATGTTAAAAGCATGGGCGGGATAGTGCGAAAAGCACAAAAAGAAGGAAGGTGTGAATGAATGTTTGAAGATACGATAAAAGTATGCAGGTATTTACATCGAACAAACAAGCCATATTATACATTTTCAACATTTGAAAATGATACAATGGACTTGCACGTTGTAACAGTGTTCAGTGTAAAGAAGTATATCCAAAGGTATTATCCAAACGCTAACGTTCAGTATATGAATGAATGGGATATAAATATACTTGAACAAAACAAGCGTGATAGTTTCTTTAACTTGCGTAGTACCTGCCCACGCTAAAACAGCGTGGTCGGGATAGTGCGCAAGACGCACAAAAAACAAAAAAGAAGGGTATGATTTAGAATGACAAAGGCTAACAAGGCAAGACTGTACGCACATAACAGAGCAAATGCCGTATCACTGTATAGCATTTATAAGCGTCCGTCACGTGCAAAAGAAATAGCGGCCGATTATTGCGAACATGTATATGACCAAAAGCATGGTTATAATAAGCGCTATCATTCCGCGGGAACATTTACATTTGTATTCTCGTTCAAATTCCGTGAAGGTCGCCAAGAATTTCTGCAATATGAAACAGCCCAAAATACCTATATCTTCAAAATAGCCGATATAGACGATCACGGAAACGCCATTCCGTGCTTATGATGGAGGTGAGCCAAAAATGCTGAACGCATTTATAAATGCCTATACATGGCTAACAGGCTGTACAGTAAAAGAAGCCAAGGTTGAATTTACACGTTGTACAAAACAGTACGCACAAAGCGTAATTCAACTATATCGTGATGCCTGCCGTGGCCTATTCTATGAGGACTAAGTTTTCCGTAGAACCTGCACCAGCCAAAAAGCTGGTGTGGGATTGTGCGGAAAGCACAAGAAAAATCAAAAATGGAGGAAATGCAGAATGAAAACTAAGCAGAAAGTACAGCGCCATTTTAAGTGCAGCCGTGAATATTATTGCAAGGTAGGCAGCCATGAAATAGCAAGATACACTAAAGTGAGAACTGCAAGTGGTTATGGTATTGTTGGAATGTATGGAAATGGCATCGCAAATTTCTATGAAGATGAAGATGAACAGCGAGTAGATGAAGTGTTGTTATGCTGGATAACTAGAATTGATTTACATGACGCCCAAAAGATTATATTCAAATGAATTGATACACAGCGCCAACACGTTTGACGCTGTAATCAGTCCATATGGATTGAAGAAGGAGGAAAATAGAATGAGAACAAAAACGCGCCATGAAAGGTATGTAGAATACCAAGAAGGAAATCTTCAAGATTACATTGAGCGCCAAATACGATATGCCTTTGACTGCGGTACAGAAATTGCTATCCACAATGTATATCAAGCCATATGCCAATACAAAACAGCCTTCTCAGTGACAGATCAAGAAAACTTCGAAAAAATATGCGCCAGATTTATTGACGCCATGCGTATCATGGCAAAGAGAGAAGGTGTTTTACTATGACATTTCCTGAGCGCCTAAAAAAGATTTATAGCAAGGCAAATGATGCTATAAAGGCCGATAATATTCGAGAATTTGACCATTATATCACAATTCTGCGCGGTGTAGCCGTTGCACTTGAATATGGCCCTATTGAGGGCGTATGGAAAAATGAAGTGTTGTGCGATATAAATGACTTAGAAATATATTGGGGTATATGCAATGAGTAAAATATCTGATTACAACCTTGAAACAAAAGAAGAATGTATAAATTGTCTCAAGTCCATATTAGATATGGCCATTTCAACAAAAGACGCTCAAATATGGTATCAGGGAATTATGTATTCGGAAGGATTAAGGGACGCATTTAACGCTTATTTAGATAATGCAATTGTTGAAGAAATTGATTGCATATTAGTTAATAAGCAGATTGAATATCAAAAATCAATTAAGGAGGAATTAAATTGAGCGAAAAAACAGCCCTTTCCTCTCTATCAGAAACAGTCAAACAGCTTCTAATAGATGGGGCTATGGCTAAAAAGATGGAAAATGATTACATGGTAGCCATAATGTATAACAAAGGTTCTTCATACATCGTGGCACATCTATCAATTCCATTTAAATCGTCTGACGATTTACTTAGGCGCCTTCTACTTAATGTAGATTGTGTCGAAAGTCTCAGGTTCTATTAAGGGCCTGACTTGCGGGTGTAGCTTAATTGGATAAAGTCGAAGGCTCATTCACCTTCAATGCAAGTTCAAGTCTTGCCACCCGCCTATATAGGAGCGTAGTTCAATAGGTTCAGAGCACTTGTCTTATAAACAAGAATGTGTGGGTTCAAGTCCCACCGCTCCTACCAGTGGCAAAGCCACAAAAATAAAAAGCTGGCAAAGACCAGCAGAAAGAAGGTTCTGAGTATGGCTCAGAAAATCACGCGCACCATTACTTCCACCGTGGTCAAGTGTCGTGTACTTGACAAAGAAACTGAAGAGTTTCAGACCCTGACTATTCCTCTTCCTAACAAGATGCCTGAGGACAAGATGTGCAAGGAGTGTTCCAAGCAGGCCAGTGAACAAGGCAAAGTGTTCGTCAAAGTGCTCGAAGTTGAAAACATTGATGCACTCTATGAAATGCCCATTGAAGTGTTCCTTGAGCACGCTACCCTCGTAAAAGAAGCCTAACAACCAAAATTAAAAAAGGAGAATAAAAGATTATGCGTACTGTGAAATTTGCTCAGACTTCCCGTGAATTTACCAAGCGTGAACAGTTGAAGTATTCTGACGGTAACGCTTCTGTTAAGCTGGATGAAGTGTTGCAGGAATTTGTTGATGGTGGAAAGGACTTTGTTGTAACCCCTACTGGTTATGCTGTTCTTGACATTCACAACGACGAAGTTAAGCGTGAAGATGGTAAGAAGGATTATAAGGCCTTCATCTTCGAGACTTCTGATGGCAAACTGTACACCACTGGCTCCAAGACTTTCATGGATGCCTTCTTGAACATCTGGAATACCATGGATGGCGAAGAATATGAAATTCGCGTTATTCGCAAGGACAGCACTAATTATAAGGGAAAATATTTCCTGACTTGCGCTATTGTCTGAGATAATGTGACTTAAAGACAAGCCCATATCTGAAATACGGTATGGGCTTTCTCTTTATATTAAGGGGGTTATAAAAATGTGCTGTGATAAATGTTATCGTGCTATGCAATTAAAATTCCTTCCAGCATCAGGATACGCATATGTATGTTTGCATTGTGGAAACGTAAAGAAGGTGTAGAGAAATGTGGATAGGTGAACAAAGAATATCCCTTCGTAATATGTCAAAAAAGCAGAGACTATATTGGAAAGAAATGAAGCGCATTTATGACGAAGCAAAAGCAGACGGCTTTAATATAACAGGTCAAGAATTTATCGAACAGCAAGCACTTAATAGTAGGCGTATAGAAAAACATGAAATTGAATATTGGCATGAGTTTACGGCTGAAAAATTTTTTGGATATAATAAAGGCTTTGATATGGAGAAAGCATTTATTGACAACCTTATAAGTGACTTTTCTAATGTTGATACAACCACAAGAAGGGGCAGAAACAGAAGAGTATCAACCGGAGAAAGAATAAAGTTAGCCTTAGCAAGCAGACTTCGGAGTTTGGTAGATAAATACGGTTATCACATAACATATATGGGTTGGATGGATTTACCATATGAAGTTAGGGCAAAAATAGATAGTTCAAATGCGTCTGATAGATATGAAGGATATGGTGCGGCTCTCAGTATGCTTGAACCACTTGTAGAAGATAGATATAATAGTTATTATGAAGATTATGACGGCCCAGAGGAGTGACGCATGAATGAAAAGACGAGACGACCCACTTTATCTTGTAGGAGACTTTGAAACAACAGTATATGATGGTCAAGATAAAACAGAAGTGTGGGCGTCTGGTATATGTCAAATGTACACAGAAAATGCTATCATATTTCATACTATTGAGGATACTTATAATTATTTACTTAACCTCGATAAAGATATAATTATTTATTATCATAATTTGAAATTTGATGGTTCGTTTTGGATATATTACTTTATAAATTGTGATTTTCAGCAAGCATTATATGAATTACCACCAAGAGAAATGCTTATGAAGTCAGTTAGACAATGCGCATGGATAGAAAAAAAGAAAATGCAAAAGAATACTTTTAGGTATTCAATTTCTGATATGGGACAATGGTATAATATAATAATTAAAACATCAAAAGGAAAATATATAGAATTTAGAGACAGTTATAAACTTCTTCCATTTAGTCTAAAAAGAATAGGCGAAAGTTTTCAAACCAAGCATCGTAAACTTGAAATGGAATATGAAGGGTATCGTTTTCCGGGTTGTTATATATCACCAGACGAAGAAGAATATCTAAAGAATGACTTATATGTAATAAAAGAAGCATTAGAAATAGCGTTTAATAACGGTCACAATAAGCTAACAATAGGGGCTTGTTGTTTGTCAGAATTTATAACAGCTTTCACTGTAATGTCATTACGTTCTATGCAAGACTATAAAGAAGCGTTTCCAAACCTTTATGAACAAAAGATAGATAAGGATTTATATGGTGAGGAAAATGCTGGTTATTATATACATAACGCATACAGAGGTGGCTGGTGCTATCTTGTAAAAGGAAAAGAAAATAAAATATTTAATAACGGAACAACGGCTGACGTTAATAGTCTTTACCCATCCATGATGTCAAGTGAAAGCGGAAATGTATACCCTGTTGGAAGGGCGTCATTTTGGACAGGCAATAAAGTTCCAGATAAAGTCATAGAAGGAAAATATTTTTATTATATAAGAATACGATGCTCTTTCAAGTTAAAAGAAGGTATGCTACCATTCATGCAAATTAAGCGTAACTTTTTATACAAAGGAACAGAAATGTTAGAAACATCAGATATATATGATAGAAGTGAGAAAAGATATTTACATTACATTTATGAAAACGGTGAGTTCAAACCAATTACAGTTACATTGACAATGACAATGATGGATTATAAATTATTTCTGGAGCATTATGATGTAGAAAACTTTGAAATATTAGACGGGTGTTATTTTAGAACAAGCGGAAATATATTTGACGAATATATAGATAAGTATAAGAAAATAAAAATGGAAAGTAAAGGGGCTGTCAGAGAATTAGCTAAGCTATTCTTGAACAATCTATATGGTAAGATGGCAACATCAATTAACAGTTCCTTCAAGGTTGCGCACTTAGGTGACGAAGGACAACTTGCATTTGATACAATACCAGAGTTCAAAAAGAAGCCGGGTTATATAGCAATAGGAGCGGCGATTACAAGCTATGCAAGATGCTTTACAATCAGAGCGGCACAAGCAAACTATCATGGCGTTAATGAGAGGGGATTTATATATGCGGATACTGACAGTATACATTGTGATTTACAACCTAATGAAATTACTGGTATTAAAGTCGACGATAGAAAGTTCTGTTGTTGGAAACTTGAAAGCTGTTGGGACTTTGGACAATTCACAAGGCAAAAAACCTATATTGAACACATCGTAAAAGAAAATTTGAAAGATATAGATAAGCCATATTACAATGTTAAATGTGCTGGTATGCCAGATCATTGTAAAAATTTGTTTCTATATTCTGTAAATGGGACATACGCAAATACATCAGTATTAAGTGAGAACGAATTAAAAGATTATGAAAAGATGGATGAAGAAGAAAAAGAATTTGTTATGAAGAAAAGAGATATTCAAGATTTTAAGGTTGGACTAAGTGTACCCGGTAAGTTAGTAGCAAGACAAATACAAGGTGGAACACTATTGTGTAAGACAACATATGAAATGATGGAGATATAAAAAAATGCCCCAAGGGAATTACTTCCCAAGGGGCTGTATCTTTTTCTGTGCGCACACCTAAGCCGTACACATAAACGGAAACTGTTGAAGGCGGGTTTTACCCCGTGTGTGTCCTCCATACACCATAGATGTATCAACACAGGAGATACCTTTAATAAGATAGAGCGGTAAGCAATGCTTCTTTACAAAGAAGGTTCTTAAACCTAAAGCATCCGCGCTCAAAGAGGTATCTATAATTATCAAGCATGATGCTATTATTTCTTAGCATAAGATAATTAACATCATGATCGTCTGTTGTTACAGTTATCTTGACAGGATATGTGGCATCAAAGCTATCATCACAATAGCAAATACCAAGTTGTTGATATTCCCTGATGCCGTATAGTTTACCCTTAAACTTTAATGTACATACATATCTACCATACCCTTCTGGCTTTTCAATGAATGTTTCATCATCATTCAAATACTTTCCGCTCTTAGCGTATTCAGTATACTTTTCATTTGCAAACGCTCTCATAAAGCCAGAGTTGCTTATAGCCTTAGCGGCGCTTTCATTATACCCTTGTTCCAAAACCCACCCTTCACCGCGCATAAATTTTGTACTTCTTGTAAGTTTCAAAGAAATACCCATTGAAACATAATAGGGATTTAATAGAGTTACAGGGTTAGAAATCATATATACAGGAACATACCTTGATTGTTCCCCGTTTCCCCTTGCAATAGAAGAATGAATAGAAATAAATTTCTCTACTTCCTTATTGCAATAATGAGATGTCTCGGATTGAAATTCATCAAATATTATTTGTTGAACATCAGAGAATAGATGCGAATATTTCTTTAATTGGTCAGCACTATTTATAGAAATAGCGTAACCACAAGGCTTATCATTTAGAAATAATTCATGATAAATACCTTTTGCCCTCGGATAACTGGTCATTGTATCAGACGGGAAATATAATTTTGAAAGGTCTTTGAAAAATTTATTCGCAACACTATCAAGTTCATAATTAAACCGATACAAAAGAGCAAACTTCTTTCCAAGGTTCTTAAAGTTATTGACTACTTTCCTGCTAAAATAAGTCGTTTTACCAGCGCTTCTGTTTGAAGTGCAAATATATATCTCAGGCTTTTCTCCATTTATATCCATCAAGGAAAGCAATTTAGTACCATCATAAAACTCTGCCATTTGTCAATCGTCTCCTAACGGCTTCATTTCCATACTCACAATACCCGATGTTTTCACACTTCTCGCACATCTTATAGTTAGGCCAACATAGTTGTTTTAACAGTTTTCTATTTGGCATGACAGACGGCTTGTAGCTTTCTTCATACATTTTAATACTATTGTTATACCATTTAGTCATTCAAATACCCCCTTCAATATATCATAAAGATGCTTTGCAAGATCATAAGGTATAATTATATCATCTTGCTTTTCCTCATAGCTAACGTTGTTTAAGTATGCGCATTTGCTCCAGTTCTGCGACAAAGGAGAAATAACACAACCAGTTGAACCTGATTGCAAATTTATAACTTTATTGTCTCCAACATACAGACCACAATGATAGTAGTCACATAGATCACCATTATAATATTTACCGTTGAATTGATATTCGTTAGGCAAAGCATATCCTTCTTGGCCTTTTATTTTGCTTTTGAAAACTATCATTCCAGGCTCAATATATCTTAGGTCTTTTAGTATTCCAACATATTTTCTTGCTATTCTGTTCGACCCGTGATATATAGAAATTCCATGCTTTTTTAGTGCGTAGACGAACGCACCGGAACAATCAGCTACATAGTGTCCTATCCATTTAGTTCCTTTTTTAGATTGTTCAGCTTTTTCTTTTGTCCACATTTCTCCAGCTGTTCCCATTACATAGCCCCATTTATTTTCTAACATGCTTTCAAAGATAGAAATAAGTTCTTTGTAAGTCATGGTTTATTCCTCCTTTAAGGGCAGTTTATTCTCATGCCCGGGAGAAAACATTACACGCCGAACCAAGGTTCTATTATATTTAAGAAAATATCGTGACCCGTGTTATTCAAATGGCTGGTGTCGGCGGCCGTTTGATAATATCTTTGTCTAAAAATTTCTAAGTCATTGGGAAGATATTGAGTTTTAGCGTCAAAGAAATGTACGCCACGCCGATTGCAAACACGCTTCATAGCGTCTGAATAAGGTGTTATAAATTCTCTTGCTGTTGAACCAGCACCCCAAGGGCACATACAATATATTTCAGCCTTAGGAAATTGACTTAGCATATTGCCTATTAAAGTATTAAATTCTGTTTCAAAATTTGTAATATCATATGAAACGTTCGCGTCATTTTCTCCGCCAATAAGCATTATAATATCGGAATTTACATCTATTTCAGAAAGTCTATCTTTAAGGGGCGTAAGGTCATTTCTTGTTGCTATAATGCCACATCCGTTATGACCATTATTTTTGTAAATAGCGCCGTGCTTATCACAGAGTTTTTTCTCCCAAGTATATGCGGTAGGTTGCAAGTTATTAGCAACGTAACTATCACCAAAGAAGGAAATAATTTTACCAGTCAATTTATCTGGAACAATCTTCCTGTTTACATAAAATGCAGGAGGGTCTAAATAACCGCTATTATATACGCAAGTGCATATACAAATATCCATGTCTCTTTCAGCTGAAAAATAACCATCAACGGGACCATAGCTATTGACTAAAATTTGGGCGGCAGAAGGCGCCCCGTTTTCCATTATGCAAAGCGTAGGATATACAGGCGCGGCATAAGAAAGATTAAAATAAAGTACATCATATTTCTCTAAGTGTAATATATGTGTTGCCCAGTTGCCACCATGTATGTTTGTATAAACAAGGTTAAGATTACTATCTACAACAGCAGGAATTGTCTTTTGCGGGAGAATTTGCGTAAACGACCCGTCAAGTATTCTCATTTTAGATGCCATAATATTTATTTCATCTTCGGTATAAGTATAGCCAAAAGTTTTAGCCGTATATGAAATTTGCAGATAGTAAGGAGCAATATCCCTTAAAATCAAAAATTTAGAATTTTCAACGCCTGCAATAAATGTACCGTTGGCGTCCCAATATTGCCAACGCATATTATCAGGAAATGCTATTATATGAGGGGAATTTGCTTGTCTGATATAAAGACAAAAGGCGTATTTATTTGTTCTGGTAAAATCGTGGTCAGTTGAAGAAAACGCGCCAAGACCATATATCTGGGCAAAAGTTCCGTCTGACATTATAGCGTCAGTCAGGTTTACAGATTGCTGTACTTCTTTAATTTTATCTCCCGTTATTTTTGCATCAGCGGCGGCACCTTGTACTGTTAAAGAATTATCAACAACAACAGCAGAACCAACGGGAGTTACATTATCATTTAGCCAAGATGTAACAAGATTAGGAATAAGTGGACTAAGTAAGTTAGTAAGCGCCCCACTTGCGGCCATTTCATCCAGCTTGTCACTAACTTCTTCGGTAAGGTCAAGTTCATCAAAAAACGTATCTACATAAGTTTGCAAGTCATTAAATTCATTTGTAATATTAGTGGTAAACTGATTATACTTTTCTTCACTATCAGAAGTAAAAGTATCAAATTCTGTAAATATATAATTCTGAAATTCAGTATACGCATGTTGAAGTGCATCTATGTTTCCACCCATGATGCGCACATCGTTCATGGTGTTGTTAAGATATTCTATCACTTTGCACAGGAGTTCATAATAGCTGAGACTATCATCATAAACAAGAGGTAGAACCTTTTGGCACCAGAAGCGGAAAGAACCGCGATTAGAAATTTGGTTTAAGTCAGGCGTAAAATCAGGATGCGGCATAATTTCTTTTCCTCCTTTACCATATCTGCATAAACAGATCGTCAAGTTCATCACACAGCATAAGATCAATATTGAGATAAGTTTCACGCGCCTTGAGAAGTGCTTCGGCATAAGTCATTCCGCCGTTCTTTCCAACGTGGTGTGTATTTTCTTCTTGTACGTCTCGTTCGGTTCCAGTTCTAGTAGTTGTGGTGTCAGTGTCAACTGTGCCAGTATTACGTTTAGTTGAAGAATTAGTTTCTTCACTCTCAGTGGTTACAGTACCAGTATTAGTTTTTACTCTATCGTTTGATTTATCTGTATCAGTTTTTACGTTGCCTGTATTAGTCTTTACACGTTCATTAGTTTTGTCTACATCAGTTGAAACAGTACCAGTATTAGACTTTGTATTTACATCAGTGTTTAATCTTTGACTACCATTTTCATATTCATGCGTAAGGTTAGTAAGATATTTTTCATCAAGAAGATTTTGCATATTTCCTTGAGGTGTGTCGGAATATGCTCTAACAAAGTCACGATTATTTGTTTCACTTCCACTGCTGTTATTAGTTTCTGAAAGATTGTCTGTGCGCAAAGTATTCTCAGAACCATCATCAGAAGTGTTTTCTGTCAGATTATCAGTTCTGGTTGTACTTTCAGTACCATCATCGTTTGTATTTTCGGTAAGATTGTCAGTTCTTGTAACCTCACCGTTATTGGTTCCGTTTGTGGTTTCTGAAAGGTTGTCAGTTCTTGTTCCGTCAACAACTTCGGTATTGCTTAAATTTTTATTGCCATCAAAGTCTCTAATAATTTGATAGTCTACATTGTCCAGCAAATTTACATCAATGTATTTTGTAGCTTCTTCAAAGTATTTATTGTATTTGGGTATAATCATATTCAATTTAGCGGCAAGTTTGAGACGCCAAAGAGAATATGTTTCAAGTCCAATTTCACGCGTATAAAAGTGACGAATGAAATTCTTTTCAAACCGGGTTTTATCAGCGGCAAGTATAGGATAGTTGAAAGAGAATATATGCGGTCTTGCGTTTTCAATACGTTCATCAATTGCGTTAATGGGGTCAGTGGAAGAAGGCTCAAAATTATTGTCCTCATTTAATTGCTCTACAATAGAGCGAATTTGAGTTGTATACTCAGCCATTTTTTTCACCTTCTTCATCTTTATCTTCTACATCTTTATTTACTATGCTTTCTTTCATAATTGCGCTATCTAAGTATTCATCAGTGGTATCCTTAAATTCAACTGACATATTAAGCCCGAACATTTTATTTATTTTGTCAACAGCTATTTCACGTTGTTCAAGCGGAGAATAACGAGATGCGATTACGCCACCCATATTACGGGCAACTTCATCAGATACAAGACGTTCGCGCTTTACAAAGTTAGAGTTAGCTACACCAAGATAGGTAAGTGCTTCATTCCATATCTGCATTTTAAGTTCTTCAAGGTCTTTTGAAACGTATGGAACAACCGTTGGAAAAACTTTGATTGCTTCAAGGTTTATCCCTTTTTGTCCCCATATAATAGGCTCGTCACCGTCATATTTCATCATAACGTTTTTGAAGGTGAGACGCTGATTTTCGTCACACGTTATGAAGAAAGGTGTGCGCTGACCGTTTACGTTAGTGTCAATTGCACGTTCTATCCGATAGAGACGCCAAGCAAACATTTCAATGTGACGCATTGCTGGATAATGTTCGTTGTTGTCATAGAAAAGGACAGAGTTAGTTTCGTCACGATAGGCGTTATAGCCATTGGCGGCGTAGGCATGACGGGAAGTTGGATAGCCATAAACGTTTAGTTTACCAGCAGGAGAACAGCGAAGGCCAAGATAGCCTATTACATCATCTTTGAAGAAAAGTGCCTGTCCGTCTGTGAAAAGGGCAAGTTCAAAGAAGCGGCGATCAAAGGTGTCTGGAGTGTTGTTGTATTGGAAACGAGAAATAGCAATTGACATTAGTCGCTGATAGTAGTTGACGAATGTTTGATTGTTAGATATTGCACTTTCCCAGAAGGGGCGATTAGCTATGCGTTTATTTGACAATGCGGTGAACCTCCTTTCTTAAGGCGTTGGGCCGGGAATTACATCATTGGAGAGTGTATAATCGCCAAATTGTACGGTGTTTTCAACTGCCCAGAAGCGAACACCTTTATTGAATATTTCACAAATAAGGTTACGTTCTGCATTTGGTATGTCGCCGTCTATATCACAATTGGCTGTTTTAATATAGGTGAAGCGCGTTCTATTGTGCAAAGACGGTTTGCCAACCCTATTTACTTTGTACCCAAACATTGTGAAATATTTGTCTATAATTCTTGCATACTCTTTTCTAACGTGCCTAATGCCCCATGTAAACCCATAATAGCCGTTGACAAAAGAATTGAGATTTTGAGCAGAACCATTAAAAGTATCTGGTGCAAGTTTAGCGTTTTGCCAAGCAAAATAATTATTTGCTATGTTCTGTATGTCACCTATCAAGCCGCCTTGTTGCTGACCAAATCCTCTTGATATGTTCCTCGCGTTTCTTGCAAAAGCCTGTCCAGAAGTTTCTCCTATCCACCCAACCGTAGAAGGGTCATTCCCTATTGCACCACCAAGAGACAGTGCAGTTTCATTGGATAAAACACTTCCACCAACAGCAGAAGCTAATGGCCCTGACAACATAGCACCGCCTACTGCTGTACCTATTCTGGCCCCCGCGTCTATTACAGAACCAGCTACGGAAGTTATTGCAAATCCAGAATTTAATGCAACCCACGCTTTATAGGTATCATTTGACCATGTACATGACGGTAAGGTCGGTAAAGGCATTATAGTCGGCAACATAGGCGCTTCATGATTATAATTAGCTGGATATAATGCGCCTTGTACAGGCGCTGTAAAAAATACATCAAGATAAAATAAAATAGAATTACCACTATCATAAAATTTTGATAAGTCAAATGTTTGTGAAGCCCCGTCAGATGACTGTATAACAAGGGAGCGATATGGAGAAGATAGCAATTTTTTATTGACGGGTATATAATCGCCTAAGGCATTACTCGGCTTAGGAATATTGCAATAAAACTCCCCTCTATTAGGATTATTTGCTATAATGCCGGGGCACATATAAATTCCTAATACAGCACTTTCTTTTCCGCCGGGTAAATTTGTAATCCAGTATAACGCGGAATTTGTATCAGTAATAGGGCCATTTGTCTTGACCAACATATTACACCCAACTAAAGCACCGTTATACATATGAGATATTGGCGGGTCTGAAGCAGAAATTTCTGTGCTGTCTTTATAATCTTCTGTCAAAGTTGTCGCTATAACTATGTGAGGATCAAAAGATAAGTGCTGAGGTGTATCAGATAAACCAGTTGAAAATTTCATCCTTTCAACTTCATCTTTCAAATTATCATTGCTTTTATGGTTTGAGTATTCAAAGTCAGGTAGCGGAATACCTTCATCCAATATGTGCTCATATAAATTATCGGATGCGGTACATTCTCTTTCTATAAAGCAATCATGAAAAGTCCAGTTCCACATATAAGACTGAATAACATCAATTGTATAGTGTACTTCTGCCGTTCTCTCATTTATATAAACCACATCGTCAACAAACGCAAAATACCATTTTTCCTCATAGTCTACTGTTGGAAAATCACCATCAATTGTCGGCGATATGTTTTTGAACATTAAATAATTTGCATTGTAAACACTATTGTAAGGCGCCATAATTCTTAACCAGCCGCGCGATTTTCTTTGATAAGATTGGTCTGTTACTTCATAAAAACTAAATTGATTAAAATAAATAAGCTGTTGTTGTTGATTTGAAAACCAATAAGTATTAACATAATCAGAGGTTAGAGGAACATTAAACAACAATCTTATTGAAGTGTGTGGAATTACCTCTGCCATTATATTCCCTCCGTTCCTGCCATCAAATGCCCACCCATGCTGTGCGGATGGCTAACACAGCCCCAACCCAACTGATTATTCAAGTTCGGGGCCAATATAACCAGCCTGAGCATAAGGATTGATAGAGAAAGTTTTCCAAGTATGAAGCCAATAATTCCAATAAATACCTTCGGGATTACGAAGCGAAGCCATTTCAATGAAATTATCGAATACCATAAACCAGTCCTTATCAACTACAATAGCCTTTACATTGCCAAGGAACGTAAGTTCCTCCTGAGTGAAAGGAACATAGTTCTTCGTACCAGTCGCAGGAACAGTAGCTTCATAAGCGAACAACTGAGCAAGGCGAGTAGTATCAAGTTTATTAAAACCATCAATCAGAACGCGATGCCCGAAAAATTCAGCTTTGTCCATATTGAAAGCAGAAGCCAATACTTCAACATCCATAGTGGCGTCATACTGAGAAGAAATAAGAACATACTGATCTTCTTTTGCCGTATGCGTATGAACACCAGCAACATTGTATTCAGTGTTCATGAAAGTCATATCATTAGAAGCACCACGCAGAGCAATGGCACCTTGCTGAGTCGTGCCGGGATTACCGATATGCTTAATACGACCATTGACCAGAGCGCGACCTACCATGTACTTCATAACAAGGAATTCGTCATAGTTGGCGGCGGTATACATAGACTGGATAATCTTATTGATGAAATCGGTTACACCGTCCCAAGACAAAAGAGCCAGAGACAACTGTTTATCATCAATAGTGTCCTTGTAATACTTCTGGAAATTCATTACAGAGAAGGCCACGCGAACATCAGGAATTTCACGGGCAAAGACAGTGCTGGCGGCATTATCGGGATTATACTGGAAGGGACGAGCAAGTTCAACGAAAATGTTTTCAACAACTTCGCCATATTCAAGAATACCTTTCTTAAACATAGCAATGGGATTTTCGTACAGCTTAGAAGTGACAAGTACGCGACCAATACGGTTCACCAAAGACTGTACAAACTGGTTACGCAAGTCAGGACTATCCATGATAATAGCGCCAATCTTGCGAATACTGTCAGCGTCTGCCGTAGCAACAGGAACGTAGTTCCTATAATCAGTGGACGCTTCATTGCGAATAGCGTTTACAACATCAACAGAAGCGTTGGTAAGAGTATACTTGAACGGAATAGTAGGCATATGTTTTTTACTCCTTTCTAATAAACAGGTCTTTAATTCTCACGTTTGCGGCGTGTTCGTCAGGTGTTTCTTCATGATCTTGTTCAATTGGTTGGTTAAAAGCATCAGCGTATTTTTTGCGCCAATCTTTATCATTCTGTTCGTACTTTTCTTTCCAGTCTATATGCGTATCCCCAGCCATATGATCGAAGGTTTCTGTCATGTTTTCGAGAATTGCCATTCCATCATCGTCTGGCGTCTCGCCTACAAACTTGCGAACAGTAGAAATGAAATCGTCTCTATTAAGAACAGGCATTTGTTGTTACCTCCTGTTTAACATCTGCCACCAAAGTGGACGAATGTAATATATCCATTTATGTTCTGATAGTTGTGTTGGGTTAGAGCCTGGAGGTTCTGGCGGCGTAGTTAAGGAAAGTTGATTGAATATGTTGTTAGCGTTATCCACCCTTAACTGCCAGTTTGGTACTCTCGGGCCTTCGTAGCAAGCCATAAAGGCTATCGTAGCATCGGCTACACTATTTATTTGAATATACTCAGACCATTGCAATAGGCCATCTTGACCTGCCCATGTAGATTTAATGTCTTGTACCAAAGCATATAGTTGAGTATATTCATTTGGATTCCAGTATGAGCGCCATACTGTTGCAATCCATTTTCGCAAAGTATTATTGACTAACGATAATAGCTGTGCCCATCCATCGTCTGGCGTTTCTCCTTGTGTAGGATAAAGAACAGATTTTGACGGACCGAAGCCTAATAGTTGTGATGCGTCTGCGCTTTCAGTATATCCAGAGCCGGGTGTGTATTGAAAGAAGCCATAGCCTGAGCCTGGAATATTGTTTGCTCTTTCCCATCGCCAAGGATTAAGCCTACTTTCAGCTATTATGTTTCCAATAATACCAGCTTGTGCTTCAAGTGTTACGTTGTACTGATTTAAGAAACCGTTAATCATCCTGATATTGTTTTTACCTTCTGAGGATGCGTAGCCGTATCCACCAGTTTTCTTAGCAATAAAAGGCATTAGGCGTGCTCCTTCAATCGTTCGGATAGAGTGTTTAGTGCAAGTGTATTAGCGTCAAGTGATTTTGTCATTGCTTTTGCTTCTTGATCGTGCTGATCCCTTAGTTTGTCAAGCGCTTCATTGAATTTATCAGTTAAGTGCTTAACGTACCATGCAAGTGCTCCGCACATTACAATTGGAAAGCCAACAGAAGTTATTAGATTTTGAATTTGTTCTGGTGTCATAGGCATCCCCCTCCTTTCATTCTATATTATACCATAGACGCATATATAATGCAAATTGATAATATGGTTTTAATTGTTACCAGATTGCGCATGGTTAATATGGTCGCGATATGTTACCAGATCCCACATGAAAGTACGCAATCCCCCT